GAACATCTGGAACATCGCGCGCGTATATACACGCACACAGGCGGTTTAGGGCGTTTATATTTTCTCTAAATCTTCTAATTTCTCTATTTTTATATAATATAGAAAATAAATGTTCCAATGTTCCGGTAAGCAAAAAAGCCTTTATTTTCAAGGGTTTAAGCCGGAACATTGCCGGAACATTGCCGGAACATTGACTGGGACATGTTCCGGCTGATTTTTTGAATGTTCCGGCAATGTTCCAGTCAATGTTCCACCCTTTTTTTGGTAAATCCGCGCTGTTTTCCGCAATAGCCAAACTGCAAAGAATTGGGTGTTTTTTCCCAATCGGAACACGCCTCAATGATGCCGTTGATTTCCGCAGTATCACTATAACGGATTTCCCTCTGCTTGCCGTCAAGGGCCTCACACCATACCTCCAGGGCACATACACGGTCACGGTCAACCAGATTGATGCTGCCCTGCACGGCACCGCCCCAAAACATTCTGCGGCGGTCAAGAGGCCACTTTGCCCAATCCTCCGGCACCTGCTTACTGAGGAAATCCAGCACGATGCCCTCACGGGCGCTGACTTCCCGGTGTTCCTCCTGCTTTTCCTTAGCGGCAGCCTCAAGGTCACCTTTGAGGAAAAGGCTCTCACCGCTTTGCCAACGGACAACAGCCTCCGCCCAGAGTTGGTCAATCTCACCGGGCAAGTCAAACCACACGCTCTTTGTCACGGGTGCCACGCCGACATCCACGGGCCAGAAACGGCGGTTGCCGGTACGGTCCTGCAAAAAGTCCGTGGTGTTGCTGGTGCCAAAGAAAACGCAGCAGCGGGGCAGTTCCTTGACATGGCGGCCATAAGCCGCACGGAAACGGTCAGTGCGCAATGAAAGAAACTGTTTGATGCGTGCAACATCCGTGCGCCGGAAAGCATCAAGCTCTGCAATTTCCACAAGCCAGACACCCTGCAAGAGTTCAGATGCCTCTTTGCCCTCAAAGGTGCGGATGCTGTCATTAAACCAGCCACGGCTCATTTTATCCAAAAGGGTGCTTTTGCCGATGCCCTGCGGACCTGCAAGGATGAGCATATTATCGTATTTGGCACCGGGCACCATCGCACGGGTCACAGCGGCGGTGAACGCCTTGCGGGTCACGGCTCTTGTGTATGGGGTGTCCTGGGCGCCAAGGTAATCAATGAAAAGGGTATCAAGACGGGGCATACCGTCCCATTTAAGGGCACGGAGGTAGTCTTGTATCTCATTGAAAGCGTGGGCGGTGGAATGGAGGGAGAGGGCACCGTCAATCTTGCCGTTGCCGGTGATGTGGTGGTATCTCTCCATATACCAGTAAAGTCCCTGGTTGTCGTTATCGTCCCACAGGCGGCGCTCCGTGCGGTCATCCCACGGCAGGGCACCAAGCACCTCACCACGGCCGGCAAACTGGTTT